CAGCCTGCTTGATTGCTTTCAGGAACTGGCTGTAGCCGATGATTTCGATCTTGCCGAACTGATCTTTCTGGCCTTTGATCTTGATGAGTTCCTGAGCGCCCATGTGACGACTCTACCGCTCTAGCGTCGGCGCTGCTGCTGCTTGGCGCGATGTCGCAGATACTGCAGCATAGTGTTCAGTACCGTCTCTGATTCTGCGAGCAGCGCTGCTGGTGCGATGCCTGTCTCGCATGAGAGCGACGCTATGAGCCAAGTGGCTGAGTCGTCTCCAAAGGGATTTCAGCGCCGCTTCCGTCGTCTGTGATCTCTACGCTCTCAATCGTTGTTATCCAGTCAGGGTCAAACTTCAGTGCAGTCGCCTTCATGCGTGTATCAGCCGACCATGCGAGCCATGCGAGATCGGTGAGTCTGATCTCTGTCTCGAAGCGTGCGACGCTGCGCGACCATGTGCGTTCGAAGCCTACGAAGTCAGAGAACTGTGCGACGACATCTTTCGTGCCGCCGTCTAGATATGTGACTGTCAGTGCAATCTTCATGTGCTACCCCTTCGCGAGATTATTAGGCTGTTGTCTTGACGAGTGTTCCACCCTGAAATGAGAGCGATGTCGTTCCCATCTCGCCAACACCAGCATTCAGCGGTGTATGCGTAGCAAGGTAAGCGCCTGTAATCGTGTAAGTCGGATTCGTCGCAGCGACTGCGCCTGCATCGTTTCGCAAGATGAGCGTGACAGATGTGCCGACGATCGGGAAGATCGTTGCTTCGACCATAGATGTCGCCAAGTCCTGCTGCAGTTCGACATCGCAAGAGTTGTTCTCAAGACCTGCAACGAAGGTGCGACCGCCTGAGCCGAACGCCGTTGATTCGACTGCTTCCCTCTCGTAGTTGATCGTGACGCTGGTGGCGCGTGTCGAAAGATCAACAGCGTTAATCGTGACTAGCGCATTGTTGAGAACTAATACTCCCATGTTATTGCCCTGCTTCCTTGTCGGCTTGCTTCTTTATGGTAACACTAATCGGCGCAAGATGCTCGCCTGCGATGAGTGCGTCGATGTTGCAGCCGTCGAGATCGGCATCGGTGATCGTGTCGCCGAGTGCTCTGCCGTAGACGAGATCGCTGGTCACTCTGTATGTGGTCATCTGCTGCCTTCCTATGCGTGAACTTCTACAGTGCACTGTACTTGAAGGAACTCGCTCTCTGCAACAGACACCGCCGAGATGTTCGTTGCGTCTGAGACGATCAGCGTCTGCGCGACACCGCCGAGAGTGCGATCGCCTTCAAGCGCAGCCCTGAGAGATGTCGCGCCAGAGTAGGACAGATAGCCATCTAGTGATGCGTGCGCTATCCGATCGGTGTATCTGCCGACGATGACGAACACCGACCAGCGCATGACGACATCGCCGCCACCCATAGCCCGATGGTATTCAATCGTTTCGAGCACAGCAAAGCCGATAGGTGGGTTCAGTTGATCTGGTGGGTATGCGCTTGTGCGCAGCCCTGCGATCGTGCCGAGTCTCGTTGTGAGTCCTGCCCTGACCTGCGTGACTGTCGCAGGCATCAGGCGACCCCTACGATTCTGTACGGTGAGAGCAGATCACGCACATCAGGGTCTACTGCTCTGACTGTGATCGCCATCTCGCCGAACGCGAGCACGCCGAGCGCCGAGTTATATCTGGCGAACTGGCGCATCGCGAGCAAGATGCACGCCTCTCGCACATCATCAGGCACAGCAGGCCACCCCCACACGGCGGTCACTTGCACTGTCGGCAGTGTCGGCAGATACGAGATGGGGAAAGATTTGCTGCCGACCATTGTCAGCGTTCTGAACGGTCTGCCTTCCAGTGCGGCGTTCGTAGGCTCAACGATGAAGTCTGTGTTGAGCGTCAGCGTCGTCGCGTATGTGCCGTCACCCGATGTGTCTGTCTTGACTGTCAAGCCTGTCACGCTCGATATGTCCTGCGTGAGTAGCCTGAACTGATGTCTGGCGAACAGATTGACAGCAGTGCTCGCAGTCTGGAAGAAGAACCTGCTGCAGTATCCGTCGATGCGCCGTGATGCGCCTTCGATCGAGTTCTCTAGCAGTACATCGTCTACCGTGTCGGTGACTCGCAGCGCCGCCTTGATCTCTGCCAATGTGCAATACCCGTTGGTGATCGCCATGTGCTACTTCGCTTTGCGTCGTTGTGGCTGCTCTTTCATCGCACGCTCGGCGACTGGCTCTGCTGTCGCTGTCTCATAGCCGAGTGCACGCAGCGATGCGTCTACTGCTGCGACTCGCAACGGTAGGTTGCGCTGCACATATCCTGCACGCTCAGCGAGTAGTGCTGCGATCTGTCCGTTCTGTGTCATGTGTGCACCTTCCTAAATGCGAATGGTGGTGCTAGTCCTAAGCCTAACACCACCATCGCGATCAGTTCGCTAACTCAGAATGTCGGTGTGATAAGTCCTGTGCCTGTGACACGACCCCATGCGTTCGGGTATCGGTTCGCTGTCATAGCAACATATCCGTAGACAACCATCTTCACTTCTAGTTCAGAACTCTTTGGCTGCTCGAAGCGCAGGAACATTGGCTCGCCGCCGCCCTGCTCGAACAAGAGCAACTCTTGCAGACTGCCGACGAAGATCGTGTCTTGGTTTGTGCCTGCGCCTTCAATGACGCTGATGTTGGCATCAGTGATCACAGGGAAGCCTGCGATCGTGTAGCCGCTGTTGCCGTACACAACACCGCCATCGCCTGCAGCGATTGGGTTCTGTGCAAAAGGCGCTGGCACTGCGAGCGGCCTGCCAGTGCTATCTACCGCAGCGAGAATGAAAGCAAGTCGGCGCGGGTGCATCACGATCGCGTTCGGTCCAGCAAAGAAAGTGGTTTGCACTTGCGACACCAAGCCCAACAACTTCGGATACAACTCGGCAACTGTCGGTGATGCGTCGGTGTACGCGATCGACTGGCCTGCTGACGCAAGCAACTCGACATTCAGCAACGCATCGACCTTCGTGTGGTATGCACTGACGAGATCAGCGAACACCAACGAGTCAATGTTCGTGCCACGCTCTAACGCCTGACGACTCACATTCTGTTGGCCTGCGACAGTCTTGACAGATACATCAAGTTTTGTGTCGTCGATGTCCGTTTCTTGTACTGCGTCGCCTTCAGTCTGCTCGGCGACGGCTGAGCCAGTCGTGACCTTGCTGATGCTCAGCGTCATACCCGAATCTGGAAGTGGCAGACGACGAGCACGATCAGCGAGTGGCCTGCCTGCGCGTGCAAATGGTGCTACCAGATCGGTTAGGAACTGTGGTACGACTAGGCCAGCAAACGCGCCAGTGCCGACATCGCGGCGCTCTACACGCTCTTCGACCATGTGACGGTTCAATCGTTCCTGTGCGCCGAAGTCGCTGCCTGCGTAGGCCGCGAATGCGTCGGTGACGAACGAGTTGCCAGATGTCTTCGAGTATGTGCGCTGCTCAGACTTGACGACTGTCGCGGTCACTACTGCGTCTACGCCGAGAGCCTTGCGTGTCGCGTGAGCGGCGAGTGAGCGTGCTTCGAGTTCGGCGTGCCGTGTGATCTGCTCGTCGAGATCGCGTACCGTGTCTAGCGATGTGGCGATCGTCTTGTCTTCGTCTGCGCTGAGTGCGCGACTCTCGGCGGTTGCTACCGCGATGAGTGCATCGGCTGACGCGAGTTCTGCGTCACGCTTCTCTGTGAGTTGTGCTGAGTAGGTCATGTCTGGTTGTGTCCTTTGCTCTGAGATGAGTGTGCTGTCTCAGTGAACTTGATCAGTGACCTATGCGATCGGCTGCCGTTCGGCTGTGCGGTTATGGTATCGCACTTTCTTGCGCTGCGCAACAGGTGTCTAGCGGTGGCGAGCGATGGCGATCTGCGCTAGGCGCACCGAGATAGCAGTCGTCGGCGGCGTGACATTGGCAGGCATCGCGTTGCGTAACTCGATGATCGTCTGCTCATAGGCAGGGTAGGTGACGACGCTGACATCGAACAGTTGGACTTCGCGTAGTTCGCGCACCATCTTGTCATCAGACCATTTATCTTGAATAGTCCTGAACGCGAATGACATCTGCGAGATATCGCCGCGACGCATCGCCGACATCACTCGTGCAGCGTCAGGGTTGGACGGGTCTAGGTCTGCCATCACTTTCAGGCCACGCTCATCTTCGATCAGTGTCATCGTGCCAGACTTCGAGCGTGCCAGCGGTACGCCTTCATGGTTGATGAGTAGCCTGACATCTGCGCCGTCGTTGATGGTCTTGCTGAATGCGCCGCGCTTCACATATTCGATGAACGGCATCGGCTCAGATGGCGAATCGAATATTGCTGCGTAGCCGACGAAGTGTGTGCCGTCGCCGTCTTCACGCATCTCTAGATTCGTGTATGCGATGCGACGCTCGTCGCCGCCTTTGGTGCACCAATGAGTTTCTGGCAGCAGCGTGATCTCGTTCATCTCTGTGAGCATAACCTGTTCGGTGTCCTCTGTGCGACTAGCAGCGTGCCCTGATGTTATCGCACGCTGGTTGCTGATGTCGCCTATCGGGTCGATCTCTTCAGACATTGACACGACCACCATTTGATCTACAGCGTCTTGCTTCGTGTCGTGGCAGCCGATCGTCAGGTATGTGCCGTCGTCTGCTTGCTTCACGGTAGCCCACCCTGCGCAGTCAGGTTGATTCTCAGAAATACCGAACGGCATATCTACCTTTCTGGTGGTACTGCGTCAGTACCAAGCACAGGCTTGTTGTCGATGCCGCCTTCGAGTGACGACATCGGCGCCCCAGCAAGAGCGATGACGAAGCGATCGCCGCCCTTGTATGGCTCACGGTTCTCTTGCTGGCGTGCTTCGTTCGGTGACATCGTGCCAGACATGATCTGAACCTGCTGCGCCCTGACACGAGTCAGCAGATCGGCACGCTGGAACTCGTCAGCATCAAATCTGACTCGCTGAGTGATCGGCAGCATCTCGCTGATCGCGTCTTCGAGCCGCCGCATGAATGGCAGCAGCGAGTACCGCACGAAGTTAGTGCCAGCAGATTCGATGTTCTGATAAGTCTGTGAGTCGCCGCCAGTGCCGTTGATCAGGTGCAGCGGTATGCGGTAGGCGCGAGCGATGTCACGCACTATCGACTCACGATGTTCGAGCATCTGCATGTCAGCAGCGCTAGTCGTGATCGACCGCCATTTCAGGCCGCCTGTCAGCACGGCTGGCCTGCGTCGCCGTGCGTGGGTATCTTCCCATGTGTTGCGCAGTATCTCTGCTTGCTCTGTCGTGATCGCCGTATCAGTTTCGAGCACGCTCGACGGCGTGCCGCCTTCGCCGTAGAACTGTGCTAAGAATCTGTCCATCGCCAAGCCCATGCCGATCGTGTTCCGCAGCGCCTCTAGTGGCGAGATGGATTGCAGTTGGTTCGGTAGCAGTATCCAGTGCACTGCTCTGATGTCTCGGCTCGTCAGTATGTCGCCGCCGATCGTGTAGTTGATCGTGCCGTCGTCGGCGTAGACCATGTTCTTGATTTGCTTCGGGTGCAGGTTGCGCATCTCGGCAGGCAGGCCAGCCTTCGAGCGTGGCGCGTAGATGTAGGCAGAGCCGTGCAGACAGATCGAGAGCATCGCCTGATGTATGAACTCGAACATTGACTGCGAAGCGTTCGGCTTGATCAGCACTGATGGTGTAGCCATGCGCTCGATGCGGCCTGCGCGTTGCCGTGTCAAGTCAAGTGGCATAGATGCCACCGAGTCGGCGAGCAGAGTCACAGATGCCATGACTGCAGAGTGTGCAAACGCTGTCATCTCGGTGACGATCTCACCAGACCAGTTGTTGTAGAACGGTCGAGCCGTCACCTGACTAGGGTCGATAGACAGCGACAGTGCTCGCTGCTCACGATTACGCCAGAGACTCATGCTGAGAGACTCGCCGCGACGATCAGAAGCACGCCGCCGACCATCAGAGCGAGCGGCAGCCAGACGAATGCGACACCTGAGACGATCATCAAGCCGCCGACGATCTCGGCGACAGTGGTCAAAGTGTTGCGATTCAGCGCCATACCTGCACGATACTAACTGATATCGGCTGAGTTTGTCGCGAAGTCGCTCGATCTAAGGCCATAACTAACGCGATGCACGCATCTATCTTCCGTTTCGACTTCCCTTTGCTGAGCCGCCAGCCCTGATCGGTGAGACGCTGCGCTGCTGAGAGCACCTGATCGGTGTATGTCGGCGAGCCGTCATGTGCGATCTTCCCTGCGACGATCATCTCATAGGCATAACCGCAGGCAGGTATCATGCGTGCGCTCGACTGTGGGAACTCGACCATAGGCAGGCCATCATCAGATAGTGCTTCGGCAGATCGCTGGAAGTAGGCAGGGTCGTACACCATTTCTTGCACCGTGTACTGCAGGTGCAGTTTGCGCAGATGCTGCTCGATGCCTGCAAGGTCGATGCCTTCATCTCTCGGCTGCCATATCTGTGCACGAGTGACGACGACCCCATCTGGCTGTGGCTGTGCGATGACGACGGCAGTCGAGTCATGCTTCAGCGCCACATCTATCCCTACCCATATCGGCAGATCGTCGAGCAGCGGCAGGCTAGATGTGCACGCTTCCCACGAGCCTGCAGGCAGCCATGACTCTTGTGTGCGTACCCACTGGTTCAGCCGCCATCGTCTGAACGCTGACTCATCTGTCTGCATGACAGCCGTCTGCATGTCTACAGGGTCGAGCAGATGCTCAGCCAGATTTGGGTTCGCGACACGCCACGCCTTGCGATCGTGAATGCTGCAGTCGGCTGGCGCTTCCCACCACCAGAAGCCGAACGATGGGTCGTCTATCTCGCCAGCCGCACAGCGTTTGCCGTACTGGTACAGACGGCCTGCCACCGTGTCTAGGTCGTAGCCTGCGGTCGTGATGCTCACTGTCATCGGCTCGATGCGTGCGCCAGAGCCTAATGTCATCTGATCGTAGAGATCGCTGGTGGCCTGATTCCAAAGTTCGTCGAACAGCACCAGCGACGGATTCAGGCCAGCCTGCCCCTTGAACTCTGACGAGAGCACACGCAAGATCGAGCCGAAGCGCGGCATCTCAATGACATCGCGGTATACCTTGCACTCTGCCGAGAGCATCGGTGACGACTGTATCTGCGTGCGTGCCTCACCGAAGATGATGCGTGCCTGCTGGCGGTCGCCTGCGACGACATATATCTCTGCGCCTGACTCGCCTGTGATCAGGCCGCTCACCCCTACTGTCGAGAGCATCAGCGACTTGCCTTGCTTGCGTGGCAGCCCGATCAGCGCACGGCGATATCTAAGACGGCCTGTGTCATCGTCGCGCTCATAGAGCGCACGCAGAAGCCACTTCTGCCATGCAGTGAACAGCAACGGCTCGCCAGCACGGAAGCCCTTCTGCACCATGAAATGATCTGCAGCAAACTTGATG